AAAGCCGCGCCAGAAAGCTCGGCCTTATCGGTATTTAGATTGGTAAAGTTAGCATCAACTTCATTATTTGTAAGGGGCGAGCCTTTGCCTGCCCTTGTAGTAATCGTAGACATCGGTAGCCCCTTCTAATTAAGATGCAGTAAGTGTAATAGTCCAAGTCACTGACATTGTGTCGTCAGCTTGTTTGTTAACAACTGCGAAAACAGTACGGCAAAGCATAGTGCCAGAGCTTGCAGCGTTAAATACGCCTGCCTCTGTAACCGCACCAGTTCCCTCACCAGCCTCGAAAGATGAAACATAAGTAATGGTATTGCTTGACGCAGTAGAGCTGTCTAGCGCTTCCCTAGAACCTAGAATCGATACTAAGTCAGTCTGACCAGCGGCAGCAGCAGTAGTGCCTGAACCCAATGCCATGTGAGACATTACACCAGCAGAAGTTCCAGCCATCCGCGAGCAAATAAACTCTAATCCAGCACTAACTACTAAGTTGTGTATTTCACGGCTGTCTTTTACATTGCCGTCTTTGTCTTTCAGAACTATCGCAACATCGCCGCGCAGTTTTAAATCATCGTTAATCATAAATCACCTGTTAAAAAGATTGTATATAGCCGACATAATCGGCCTCAAAATAGTCAAAAGCGCAATAGCCCTGACCGCGCAAAGAGCCAGAATCAGATGACCCGATTGTATCACTTAAACCCTTACCACTGCTAGAAACGAAAAGGTCAGTCATAGTGGCAAGATTAGACCTAACCTTGGTAAAAGTCATTTCCTGATCATCATCGGCAGTCGCTTCACCGTCTAGGTCATCCGTTACGCCTGTCTGCTCACTAATGAACTTGTGAAAGTCCATATTCTGGTCTTCACTGGTAACTGGTGAATCCTGTAGTCGCTTACCTAAATCAAAAGAGTCAATATCATCAGAAAAAGAAGCAGCGTCAGACTGTACCGCTCCAAATCCAAGAAATGCAGAGTCAGTTGTAAAAGATGCGTCAGATTCTACTTTCGCTATTCCTTTAATTTCGGCATCAAATGCACTAGAAGAATCACCAATAGACCTACCTAACGCCTTAGATGGGCTGTCAGTAATACCTAAAACATCGAAGAAAAACCTAAAGATAAGGAAGTCCCCGAAATTAATATCAGCAATGGCCTTCTTGAAGCCAATAGTGGCAACCGCTTTCTTAAAAGCAACAACCGCCTTAATCATTAGAAGTCAGCCCTAACGTAAAAGTCCAACACTGCAAATACTGTCTCTACAGCTCCACCAGCATAGGTGATTTCAATCTCACCTTCATAATATCCCTCACTTAAATCAAGCTGTGTGCCTGAGAAGGAAAATACAGCAATACCAGCAGCAAAGTTACCGCCCACATCTGCTGCCGCTAAAGTAAACAGGATAGTTGTTGTACCTTTAGCTCTAAACTTTAACGCACAACTGCCGCCAGAGAAGTCAATCACTGAGCCGTCATCTTGCCTTTTAAGCACTGCTTGTACTTGCGGGGCTTGGTCGCTTTGTACTAATTGATAAATCATTTCATTACCTCGGCTTTGTAGGCCATATTATATCATCTAAAGATGTTGCATCAGAATAGGTTTCTGGTATGTCGCGAAGGGCTTGCCTATACGTTATCCACTCAGCTTTCTTTGCATCTGTAAGCTGGGCATCGGGCATTTGCGTCCAGTCAGACTGCGCTAGTAGAGCATTTCTATACTGCCTGATACTTACAGATGGAACATTTAATTGTCTATTATGTGTCTCTTTATCAACTACTTCTCCACCAACTACTACTTTGTTTATAGCTGATTCTGAGAACTCAAGATAATCTAGGCCATCAAAAATATAATTTGTTATTTCATCTTCTGGGCAATCAATTTGAGCCGTAATATCTCCGCTACTATCGTATATCACATATTTCATCTCTTAACCTCAACGCATTCTAAAGTAGCCCCAGCATGAACAGTGCAATCTTTACCTGTTTCAGTGTTAGTGTAAAAAGCCTGAAGTTTATAAGACCGGCTTGAAACCGTGGTATCTGTATCGATAAATATCGGCGTTATATTTCCAGAAGCTGTACCATAATAACCAATGCCATACCCGCTAAGGTATGTTGAAAAGAATATCTCATTAAATTCTTTTATGTTGGTGCCATTTTTGACATATCTGAACGTAACTGCTGCTGTTTTATTTACGCTTGCAAGGATATCAAACTCAAAGTCTGAAAAGGCTTTAATACTTATTGGTTGCGCGCTGCCGCTTACTGATTCAGGCGTAAATGTAATTGTAGCTATATCTGTCCAAGCATTTTTAGTTAGCGTAATGTCTGAAGTAGATACAGCAGTCCTAATCAAATTTACAGCGTTACCAGCAATCTTGATGGTGCTAACCTGAAGGTCTCCCATCTGAGTCGTACCTACACCGCCAGCTTTAATTATCAGATTGCCACTTCCATCTGTGTCAATAGTAGCGTCATCAATCTTGACTCTGTTTGCATCAATCAGCCCTGTTTTAATCAGACCACCATTGATAGTAGTAATTTCAGTGCTGGAAGCGTTTGCTAATTCAGAGTTGAGATTTGTAAAAGTGACCAGACCGTCAAACTGCGTTGAAGCAAATGGAGCGGAGAAGGTAATAGTCTGTGACCCGCCAAAACTAGATTCGGTAATCGTGAAACTACTTGCCCAGAACTTACCATCTGCACCATTAATAGTAGGCGGGTTCTTCTGCCAATTAGCTGTTAGGCCACCAAAGGAAGCTGTGTCGTAATTGTAAGATGTTGCACTTGGGGTGCTTGGAGCATTAGCACTAGACTGGGTGTAATAGACATAGCCGTTATCTGCTCTGGGTGGTGAAGCAGGCGCATCTGTTGTGGCGCTTACTATTGCACTGAATGTTGATTTGTTTCCGCTATAATCTACTGACTTAATCTTATAGAAATAATCTTCTGAATCATCGAGCGAGCCGTTTACAAATGAAGATGGCAACCCATGACCGCCAGCCACACTAGCTACTGCCGTATATGTGCCGCCTGTAGTATTTGACCTGTAAATCTCTGCGTTTGAAAAGTCCTTATCTGCTGGATTAATCCACGCCAGTGTAATCGAGCCTTGCCCTGCGGTAGCTGATGGGCTACTAACTACAGCAGGGGCGGTAGTATCACCAACCGCTGTAACATTAGCCGTAACAAATGCGCTTCTGACTCCCAGCTCATTTACTGCCCTGACTCTAGTATAGTAAGTTGCAGCACCAATTGTAGGGCTGATAGTAAACTGCGTACCTTCTACATCAAAAGAATTCCAATCAGAATTGTTTGTTGACCACTGATAATCATACTTAACAACAAAAGCATCTGCGCTTGCCGTCCAAGTTGATACGATCTGTGGTGCAATAGTTCCATCTAAGTTTGTGGCTGTAGATGCTGTGCCAGCAAATGATGTAGGAGCCGCTACCGTACGGCCATCGTATAAATCTACCTCACCGCCTGATAAGTAATCTTCTTCATCAGATGAAGCCCAGTCATAAATAGCAGATGCAGTTTCAATGGCTTGAACATTTACTATAATGCTGCCATCACCACCCAGCGCAAAGTTGTAACCTGTGACTTGAAATACCTTTGCAGACCAGCCTATCTTTGCATTGGTAACCATAATGTTATCGCCAGCCTTAAACTTCAAAGCCGCTAAATTGCATGGCAAGGTAACTTGCGTTTGCTGTCTAGACTGTAGCAAAGCTAATTTAGCTAATCTTTGCGCTCTAATATTATTAGTGGTTGTAGGCAGTGGCATATCAAGATAGATAGGATCGCCATCAGCAGAACTATAGGTGCTGCTAATCTGAGCAGGGTAATCAGCTAGAATATAGTTGTCTTCTTCGCTGAGAAATACGCCCTTAACGCCATTGTAAATACTGCGTCTGCTTTGCTTAGTCTGTGTAGATATTGCACCAGCTAAAACGGACTCATCTATAGTAACTGTAGGAGTTACATAGGCCGATCCGGATATAAAATATTCCCCGCCAGAGTGAATTAAGCGCCCAGCCATAGCAGATAACAGGGCTTCAATATTAGACTCTCTTGAATTGCCTGTATCAATAACCCCATCACAAACATATCTTTTCTGCGTACCGCCTGCGCTTAAAGATACATCCTGATCACATAATGTTTGGGCAGTAGATACAGAAGCTGCATTGATATTAGAAGCATCTTCGGCCAAGCCATATTTCGAATCTAATAGATAATCCCTGACGATAAGCGCGGGGTTTTGCGACCAAGCAGTTGTAGAGTTTGCAGGGTTATAGACTTTCTTTCCACGAATTACTGTAGAGATATTTGGTAAACCGTTAGCGAATTGCTCTGCATCATATTTAAGACGCACATAAATGTAAGCTGTGTCTAATAGCTTGTGATTCGTAGTCCACTGGGTAGACCTTGATACAAGATTAGCATCTGCTGTGGTCTGCGTACCATCATGAAAGTTAAGGTCAACATAAGTAGACCAACTTCCGACAAAGCTACCGCCATCCCATATCTTTTCATCGTTAAACCATACCTCTTCATAGGCATCAATAGCATGACCAGCAACAGCAATAACCATGTGCATGTATTCGTTGTCTGTGCCTGTTGAGTCTAAATAAACAATAGAACCGCCAACCCTAGCCCGACCGTAGACCATTTTTCTGGTGGATGCTGGCTCTCTTACGGTTGTTGTTGTGCCTGAAACTTGAGCGCCCATTGATGGCTTTGGCATTAATGCTTGAGATACCAAAGAAAGACCAGCACCGATAGAGAATGCCGCAAATAAAGAGCCACTAGCAGCAGTAAATGCCGCCCAACCACCAGCCGCCGCCACCGCCCCGCCTGCTGTTGCTAATCCCGCTATTACTGCTGTAGCCATTTTATTTACCTAAAAAACATTTGTGGTATACACGTTCAATAAGGTTAAAGCCCAGCTTAACCATAAGGTTATCAAACGGATATTCTGTCTTCATATTAAGCGTCATTAATGATACGTTATTTTCTTTACAGTGCTTTTCTGCAAAAATTATTAATTCTGAACCTGTTGCACTTTTCCTATATTCTGGCTTAACGTATATAACATCAGTTGAAGCAAAAATATGATGCTTATGATGAATACTTTTAGATATCATAACAACGCAATATCCTATTAACTTGCCATTATCCCTAGCTGCGAAGATATGCAATATCCCTTCTTGATCTAAGCGAGAATATTCCCGCCAGTCTGGGTCTAACATTATTGTATCTTGATTAGGTTCTGTCTCTGACCAGTGCTTAGTAAGCAAGGGTTTTAAATCTTGTTTTACATTAAGTAGGCTTTCGTGAGCTATTTTAATCAACGAAATGCCCTTGGGTCTGTGGTATTAGACATCGAAGCTGGTGAAGCTCTACCCCAGATGATTTCTTTCTCTTGTATCTTTGCGACAAATTCAAATCCTTTATCTGTCGGATGCTCAATCTTTTGATCTTCTGCTGTGTAACGTCTTACTGCTGTGCGCTGAAATGCTATTAGCTTATTTTCAACAGTCACAGTAATGGTAGATGTATCGCCAGAATCTGCAATGGTCATTACATCCATAAATCCGCTAAACAATATAACTGGGCTGGCTATCAAATCACCACTTTCATCAAATGCGCCAAGGCGAATGATTAGTGGTCTGCCTTGGTATGGCTCATCTCTGGCTAGGGTAAGCAAAGACTGCTTTATGCCACCCAGCGTTATAGTTGCGCCATTAGCTGTAAGCTCTGCGGTTTCTTGGATTGAACCAATAGACAAAAGGTCACCAGCACCAAGATAGGTGTTGGAGTTATAGGTAAGATCACCCATACCAGACCACAGATAAATGCTACCAGAACTAAACTCCATATCTACTAAATAGATTGGGCGTACTAACTCAGCAGTAGCAACCGCCTGCATTTCTGTGCTTAATGTTCTGCTCATTAGATAGCCTCTGCAAAGGCAAGACTGAATCCGTAAATAGAAGCCGCATCAGTAGACCAGCCTATATCGTTGCTCGATAAACGCCACAGGCTTTTTGGTAGGGTAAAGTCTAATGCTGTGCCGCTTGCTACTGCTGCACGTAATGGCGGTTGAAAAGAGAGGTTACCAGCGCCAGAAGATTTATCGGCTGTGACCATATAAAGATAGTCGCCTAACTGGAAATAAGTACCAGCAGTTACAGCACTAGCGCCAGAAGTAGTAGCCAATACTTCAGCCCTTACCGCAGTTGTACCAGATGTGGTACTTGTGGCTGTGCTTGTATGTAAAGGGTGTCCAAATGTGAACGTACCAGAACGCCCTTTTAAGCCCACTATAAAAGCCTCGACTGATCGTGCCTCATCATGCGTTAAAGGCGGTAGATTGACCTCTGCTTGCCATATAGCGCCTTGATGGGCGTACACCTGTTGATCATAAGTAAACGGTGATTCTGTGACCGCAACAGTTCTTTTTAAACGCAGGCTAATGGATGTAATGCCTACGTTGGGGAAAGCTAATGGCATTTCTTATGCTCCGACTAATGACTTGCTGAACCCACCGCCACGCTGTCTAGCGTCTGCAACTGCACCTTTAGCGGCATTGGCAATTTGTGGCATCAGTGTAGCAATTTCTGCCCTGACTGTCTGCTGTACGCCAGTAGATACGTTAATAGTCTGGTTAACAGTAACGCCACCGCCGCCGCCTAAACTTCCGTTAGGTACAATAGAACCGCTTTGGTTAGGAACGAACATCTCTGGCCCGCGCTCGCCAACCATGTAAGGCTGCCCGTTCTGAACCGATCCACCGATTGCCTTTCCTGTTGCTGCTGTCGTAGGCATACCAAGAGCGCCACTAATAGCATTAAACAATGGCTGTACAATCCAATATTGAACCATCATTTTAATCAGGCTATCAATAACGCTTTTAGCCATATCTTTCATTGCATCGCCAAAAGATTTAGCGCCACTGATTGCAGACGTTAAAGCGTTCGTTAATGACTCTGCGGCATTCTTAGAAACTGCATCCATTCCTTCTGCCAAGCTAGGCAAAGCATCTCCAGCAGACTTAATTGAGGCTCCCCACTTTTGCACCGTAGTTGGAAGAACTTCGTCATCAGCTAAATCGTCAGCCTCTTCTCTAAGCCCTCTAAGTCCCATTTTAAGCCGCCAAACATTGCCAGCCGCATTGTCTATAGAATCGCTAAAACCATACGTCATTTTTGTAGTAATTGGCGCTAAATTCATCCAATCCCTAACGTAGTTGGCCATTTCAATAAAGCCATTTGCAAAATCAGCAAAACCCCTAGCCGCTGATCCAAGGGCTAACAAAATATCCGCCAACCCTTGAAGTATATTTTCAGCTAAAATAAGACCAAATTCTTCTACGCTTCCGCCAGCCGCTTTAATGTCTTTTAAAAACTTATCTTTTATTGTATTACTTAATGCCTCTATAGCTGGAGCGAGATTAGCGGTTATTTGATTACGCAAACCTGTAAACAAGCCAAATAATTTAGAAAGAGAATCGTTTGCTTTTTCCACGCCTTTAGCTGCTTTTCCCGACATAACCAAACCTAATTGGTCAGCCTCGATAAACATATCTTTTAAGCCTTGCCTTCCAACAGCCAAGGTATTTACTAGGGCAACACCTTCAGAGTCAAACAGCTTCATAGCTAGACGAACTTTGTCTGCTGATGTTGTAACATTAACGAAAGCATCAGCGAGCTGTAGCATCTGCTCATCTAGTGATTTCTTCTTTAGCTCTTCAGCATCAATGTTTAGCTCTTTAAGTGCGCCTTTAGCCTCGCCAGTTCCTTTAGCGGCTTCAGCTAAACGCCTTGTAAATCGCTGTGCAGCCATGTTGACGGTTTCAATAGTTACGCCCGTCTGGGTTCCTGCGAATTGCAGAGAACTAAGTGCTTCAGTTGTAGTGCCTATTTTAGATGCAGTCTTTCCTAGCGTATCTATAGCGGTTAAAGATTGTTTAATCATAAACCCAATAGCGCCAGCACCTGCCGCAAGAGCAAAGGCAGATTTCATGCTAAAAGCGGCTTTAGCAACTTTTTTAAGTGCGCTTGTTACACCACTAAATGCCTTCTTAGTTTTATCAACCGCGCTAATTACAATCTTTACATCTTCAGCCATTTTGCTCGCTCAATATATGATAATAGGCCAACCACTCATTAAAGTGACTGACAGGCATTTGCTCTGCTTCTTCTATACTCATGTGCAGGCGGTCAGCCAAGGAAAGCAGATTCATCCTAGACTGATCGCTTCTTAGTTTCCCTCGGCCGCCTCTACAGATTCTATTTCTGCAAACATCTGGTTAGCGATTTCGGAAATAATACTTGTCTCTTCACCCATCAAATCAAGGCGATCTTCAGCAGATGCGAACAATTTATTGCCGCCCTCATCTTGTGCTTTCATGCAAATCAAATCTACCATTGCACCTATTGTGGTGTTATTAAGAAAGTTGGGGTGCTTCTTCTGTAACTGATCTAAGTCGTAACAAGTAATAGCCCTGCAATACAATTTAAATGCACCAGAATCGTCACCCCATTCAGGGACTAATACTTCTCTAGCCTCAACTTTTCTTCTGTTGCGTAAATCTTTTGCTAAACCCATAACTATTCTCCTAGTTGTTAAATTAAGCTGTTGCTTCTGTTACTGCTCCGCTGCACTGAATAGAGAAGCTGGCTTCAACCATGCCATCAAAAGAACCAGTGATTGAACGAGAAGTAACAATGCCGCCACCAGAGAAGTAAGTCTCGCCAGTACCAGTGCCTGTAGGGTATATTTCAAAATCAATCTCAGCCCGCTCATCTAGGATTAATTGCTGTGCATCAGCTTCATCCCAATAAACGTCAAGTGAGACGGTATTAGTTTTCAAGCCTTGCTTATAAGATCGTGCAGTATCGCCCATTACTGAGTCTTCAATAGTATCTGCTGACCCATCAAACGTGAAAGAACGTACTTCGCCAACCACGGCAACAGTCGTGCCTGAGACTTGTACTTTTACTACTCCAGATGCGCCTGTTTTAGTCGCCATGATAATTACCTTTTAAATTTAAGTTAAGTTGTGCCGCGAGTGTATTGGTACAAAACGCGAACTGTAATAATGATCCCGCCAATCGGGTCAATAGAACCTTCATCAATCTCGATATTGGTTATCTGCGTATCTAGGGCATACCCACCACGCAAACGGTCAACATCAAGAGCTTCTTCAATTGCTTCAATAAGATTGTTGCGGGCTGAATCAATTACAGACCCTTTAACGTAGCAAATGAATTCGTAATTTATGGTAGCCATTCGCTGAGTAATAGAACCACCGATAGAGCTATCTTCTCTGTCTTCACCAGCACTGCGAACTAATATGGCTGGAAACTGTGCGCTTGATAATTTAGTAAAATCAAACGGCTCTCTAGTAACGTACTTAATACCTACAGGTGCTGTTACAGCCTGTAAGGTAGCTACTAAATTGTTAGCAATGTTTTCTCTTACACTCATTTCAACGCCTTAAAGAATACTTGTGCTAGTTGCTTTTCTTCGCGATCACTAAAACCAAAAAACGGCCTAGTCTTATTGTTCATTGCAGCTTTTTTCGATTCAGTTGCACGGCTAAAGAATATCTCACCTTGCTTGCTATTAGCTCTGGATGTCATAGAACTAAGCATCTGCCCTGTAAATTGTAAGTCAGGGTTGGTGCCTCTACCTCGACTTGCTCTAAATGCCGCGTATGTGGCTGTATAGCCATTAAACTTGCCGCCTTTGAAACCAACGCCTTTACTGGTACGGGCTTCAATAATATTGATACCGGCTTGAGCAGTAATCGACAAGGCTTTTTTAATGCTTGCTGACAACTCCTTGCCTTTCTTGCCAATACGCTTCGCAACGTCTTTGGCATTGGTATTAATCTTTACATCCATTATCTATCTAACCACTGACCGACAGGTTGCTTCTCATCGTACTTGACGTTCCCATCGCCATCAGCATCGTAATCAACGCCATCGCTTAATACAGCTTCCAATTCCTCACCGTATCGAGCTTTGTAGAAGTCGATCATATTGCCGAATCGGTCGCCGTCTACCCAGTTGGTAAGTTGTGGCAATGCGTAACGCCACAACACTAGATAAGCTGATGTTGTAACAAACTGGCTGTCAGTTAGTTTAGTAGTATCCATTTCGCCAGCAATGTTTTTGCGCGGCCACCACTTAATGCGTAACTCACGTTGAATATCTGCTTGAGCTTTAGGATGCTCCAATATAAAAGACTCGATGCCAAGATCGAGAATATCGGGAATCAATTTTAATAAATCTGCATCGCTTGAATATGCCATTACCATTTCACCAAATCTGACCAGTATGCCGCTGATGCTGTTTTATCTTTGCGGCCTCTTGCTATGTCTTTTGCAAACCTAGCTTTAAACGATTTACGCTTTGCCTTGTCTGCCTCTGATTCGTTCTTGCGGGGCGGCTTGTTGTCTGCGCCCTGTTGACCGAACCTAATTAGCTTTACCTTATCACCTTCTTTCGCAAGTACGGCATGGCTCTTGTTGTCATGCTTGGGGGTGCGCTTTGGCTTGTTGTAGCCGTCGAACCTTTCGCCGCGATAAGTTATAGCCATATAAACCTCAAGTAAAAGCCCCCTCCGAAGAAGGGGCGATTAGTCTTACAGTACAGCGTCAGACAGAAGTTCAACACCGAACGCATCATCAAGCTCTGCAACACCATAAACAGCAGTGGCGTTAAGCTCGAATGCACGGAGTGACTCGTCACGTTGTGGAGCAATGTTAAAGTCACGCTTCATAGCGATCATCAGAGCTTCAGGAGCGAATACAGCGCCTTTAGCATCGCCATTACCATCGATAGCTACGTTGGCAGACTCATATACATTGATACCAGCGATAGTACCAACATAACCGTTACGCATTGCTTCGTTCTGCAAGTCGCCACCATTTGGGTTAGCAAAGGTGTTAGTCAGGTTAGCTTTCAACTGGTACGCTTGGAAAGGATGTACAACAGCATTGATAGCGCCAGTGATCTTAGCAGCGCGAAGAGTCGCAGCAGCTTTGAACAGGTCAGCTACAGTGATTTCAGCGCCAGCAGCACCGATAGAACCAGAGAAGCCGTCAAACAAAGCAATCAGGTCAGTATCGATCTTAGTAGCGATAGCGTTACCAAGAACAGTTCCTAGCTCAACAGCAGGGTTGCCGTCACCGTAGGTAGCCATGTCAGTAAGCAACACCTGTGCGCCTACTTCGCCAACAGTTACAGAAACTGAGCTAG